TACAATTAGATTCCAAAGTGATGCAGATATATCAATGAAAGCGGGTGATAATATCTTTGCAGATCCTGGCAGTGGTATCATCGATCTTGCAAATGGTGCGAGTGAAGATGTAGATCCAGCGGAAGCGACTGATGCAGTTGTTGCAAATCAGACAGAAATGCCTGAACCACCTGCGAAGTCTACATCGATTGTAAATGGAGAAATTGCATCTATGAACGGTATAGGAACGATGGCGACTGACGACTCATCGGATCCTTCTAAAGACGCAGGCGGAGGCCCACGATGAGTAGTAAGTGTATAGACTTAAGTAATCAATTAGTACAGACAAGGTCTAAACTGACTCCTGCCCCTATTGTGAAGCCCAATGGGGAATTAAACATATATGCAGTCGATCAATATAAGAATGATTTCCTTGAAGGTATTCAAGAAGATTCTATTTTCGATCCTGTGCAGACTGCAGTTGGATTGTATGGGGATGAATTCTATAATTCACTAGAATCCTTGAATAAACTTTTGAATAGTTCTCAGTTATCCGATTATCCAGAATTAAATCAAAGATATCAATCAGGGCCAATATCTGCAATTGAATATGCAGATTTTATTGGTTCTTATAATTACACTCCACCTAAAATTAAAAAAGGTGGTGGTGCAGTTCTTCCTAATTTGAATAGTTACTACAGAGATTCAAATGGAAGTATTCTTGGTGGGTTCTGTAAAATGATGCCTCAGGCATTTGCAGCGATTGGTGGGTTCTTTACAATTATTGGTAGCGTTGCAGGTTTGATTAACGATGCATTATCATTCCTCACTAAACTAAAAAACCTTGAAGATCCTATCAAAGCAATTATTGAAAAGGTTACAGTTACATCACTTATAAAGGCAATCAAAGAAAAGATGACTGCAGTTGTTGAAGAGACTTGGGAGAGTGTAAAGTCTGCAGTACAAAATTTTGATTTAGAACAAACAATTGGTGATATTGCAACATACATCGATCAGCATGTGGTTCAAAAGGCACTAAAGATCAAAGACGAAGTGACCAGTATTCTTAACGACGAGAATAAGAAGGGTCTCACTGACAAGATCAAGGCGTTGTTTGATTATGCAGTGGGTCTCTTTGCAAATCCCTCATTAGAAGAAATTCAATTCTTGATTGCACGTTTCTGTGCATTGACCTCAAACATTGAAGCGTTAATTAAAGATGTTAAGAGACCAATGGACAACTATGCATACAAGTATCAAACCATTGTTGGTCGTCTAGAAAGAATCTCAAAATTATCAACCGCACGTGCGGTTTCTGCAGGTGCAGTTCGTATCGAACCAGAGAAACGTAAAGAGCAAATAAATAAGCAAGTTAAACAGTGGACAGGCCCGATTGAAACCACATATTTGGACGATAGAGGGAACAACACAGGAATTAAAAGGATACTGGGAGATTTTGAAACAGATAAACAATTAAACGATTTACTTTCAGGTACACAGGACGATCAGGTAACACCTACACCAAGACCACGTCCAGAACTGCCTGATACTGTGAGTGTTAGAGAAGGTGTTGTGGAATCAAACCCAACAAAACATCACACACCCACAGGTAAACCGCCAAACAACCCACCAGCTGCCACACCCAAAGAAGTTGGCGACTTTCCTACGTGGGATGAAATCAAAGATGGTAATCATCCAAGATTTAAGTTTACATCTGGTATGGGTCAAAGAGGTTGGACGGATCTGTCTCCCGATACAAAGGCCGCTTTGAATAAATTGCAAAAGAAGGTCGGTAAAAAGTTTACAGTGAATAGTGGATTTAGAAGTGAACAGTATCAGAATAGGTTGAGAGAAAGATACAAACGTGAGGGCAGATCCAAAGGCACGTTTGTAAAGGGAAGAGGATGGAACTACGGAGTTGCATTTTCATCTCAACACATGTTAGGTAATGCGGTAGACGTGGTTTACCCATCAGGTGTTAGTAGGGCACAATTCCAAAAGGATGCTCTTGCATCTGGATTCAATTGGACTAAACATTATAATTCACGTGGTTTTATGCACATGGATTTATTAGAGAGAAATTAAATGTCGTTAAACGTCTTTACACCAACACAAAAAAAGATCAGTCTTTATTCTGATTTTAGAAAAGATCTGGAATTGAATCTTTTGACAGATGACCTTGCAATATCAAGGGACGAAGATTCTGTCAAGGAAGCAATGTACAATCTTATCATGACCGCTCGTGGTGAACGTTTAATGCAACCAAACCTTGGGGCAGGACTCAGAGAACTACTCTTTGAAAACTTAACGCCTGCTACACTAGAATTAATTAAAGACCGTGTTAAAACAACACTAGAACTCTACGAACCTCGTGCAGAAATCATTGATGTAGTCGCTGCAGGTTCTTTAGACGAAAACGAAGTTTATGTTACTGTGAGATTTTACATCAGTAATAGAGAACAGCCAGTCACGTTAGATGTGATACTAGAGAGGACAAGATAATGGCAACGCCAACCCCAATCGTAGAACTGGATTTTGAGGCAGTCAAAACTCAGTTAAAATCATACCTAAGATCTCAAACCCAATTCAAAGACTACAACTTTGAAGGTTCGAACATGAGTGTCATGTTGGATGTCCTTGCATACAACACGTATCATAATAACTTCTACACCAACATGGCAGTCAACGAGATGTTCCTTGACACTGCAATGTTGCGTAACTCTGTCATCTCTCATTCAAAAGAACTTAATTATCTTCCTCGTTCTCGTAAATCTGCAAAGGCTGTTGTCAGACTACGCATAGACGATCCCCAACAAACTATCGAAGATCAAACTGTTGTTATTCCAACATACACCGAATTCACTTCCTCTTATTTGGGACAGTCTTTTAACTTCGTAACAGATCAAACATATATCGCTAAGAAAGTTGATGTTGGGGTATTCGAAACTGATAGTATAGAAATCTTTGAAGGTGAGATGTTGCAATCATTTGAACGTGAAGGTTTCTTGATTGACGACAAAGGTGTCCTACGTGTCGCACTATCAAACGCAGAAGTCGACACAGACTCCATCGTTTGTTTCGTAGATGCAGAGGCGACAGAAGATCAAAACGTATTTACATATAGAACAAATATCTTTGGAGTGGGTGCACTGGATAAAGTGTTTTATCTAGAACCATACTTCGATAATCGATATAATATTTATTTTGGAAACAACATTTTTGGTTTGCAACCAACTGCATTCGAAGATGTTAAAGTCCGTTATAGAATTTGTTCTGCAGAAGAACCAAATGGTGCGAACGCATTTACGACATCGTTTATACCAGATACTCAAATCACTGTAACAACTATTCAACCTGCAGCGGGTGGTGCGGAAAGAGAAGGCATTGAGTCCATTCGTTTCAATGCGCCAAGAGCATTGCAGATTCAGGATCGTGCGATTACAACCAAAGATTATGAGATTCTTCTTAAACAACAGTTCCCAGAGATCTCTGCAGTTTCTGCATATGGTGGTGATCAGTTAGATCCGCCACAGTTTGGTAAGGTTGCAATCTCTGTATACTTAAACGACAATGCACAGTTGATTTCTCAAACACTTGCAAACTCATATATTTCTTTCCTAAAAGAAAGAACACCATTGACGATTGAACCATTCTTTGTGAAGACTGATTTCATCTATGCAGACATTGGCATTAATGTTTACTATGTGACTACTGAAACAGAAAAGTCTGCAGATCAAATTGAATCATTGGTTCGTGATAAAATCAAACTTCATTCCTCAACTAACTTGAATAAGTTTAATGCAATACTAAGACTATCTAAGTTGTCATCTGAAATAGATTCTATCGATACTTCAATTCAATCGAATGCGATTATTGCTAAACCTATTATTGAGTTCTCTCCTACTATTAATATCGTTACTAATCCACGTTTCGTATTTGGAACTGAACTTATTAAACCATACGCATATTCAACAACAGAAGGGTTTACTAACTACAAACCTGCAATCGTAAGTTCTATCTTTGATCAAAACGGTATCTGTGTATTCTTCCAAGACGATGGTAAAGGCAAAATTCAGATTGTCACTGATGATATTGCAAACCCACAAGTTGTAAATCCTTCCGCTGGTACAGTGAACTACGAAACTGGTGAGGTAAAACTAATTAACTTTGAAACAGAGAGTTACCCAGGCGCCTCTATTAAAATATTTGCAAATACAAGACCAGATGATATTCGTGCACCAAACGGAAGAGTCTTCATACTTAAAGATGAAGATGTTCGTGTGAACGTTTATGTCGATGGGGTAAAAGCAAACTTGACCACTACAACAACGAACTCCATCACACCAACAGTTCCAGCAGGAGTTGATGTCCTTATTACAGGGACAGGTGCAGGTACAGGTAGATCAGGTGGCGCTGGTGGTGGGTATACCGATTATGGCGGAGGTTCGGGTTACTAATGGCCGATTACAATCAAGCAGAAATTCTTAAGAAAGTTTCTTTCTTCGTAGATGCTCAGTTCCCCGCTCTCTATAAAGAGTTCGGGCCTGAGTTGATTCAGCTTGTGCGAGACTATTATGAGTTCATGGAAACAGACACAAATCAGTCTGTTTACAATATAAGACGTATCTTCGAATATCGTGATGTATCTACTACGATCTCTAGTATGATAATTCACTTTCAAAGAATGTTCATGGCAGATCTTCCATACAAGGAAGACCAAATTGTTTTTGTAATAAAAAACATCATGGACTTGTATCGTGCAAAGGGTACAGAACAAGGTATTGAACTCTTCTTCAGACTCTTCTACAAAGAAGATATTGAAGTGTATTATCCCGCTCAAAAAATGTTTAAACCTTCGTCATCTAAATGGCGAACTGGTAACTTCTTGCAGATGTTCCCAACAACCAATGAGTTTTTCTCAAAGACAGGTGTCAAGTACACATATCTTGATCTGTTAGGTAGAAACATTACTGGTTCCACTTCTGGTGCGAAGTCATCCGTTAACAAGATTAACTTTATTCTTCTCAACGGTATTATCACACCTATTATATACATCGATAACTTACAAGGCAACTACATTAAGTACGATGATGTTCTCACACAGATTTCTGGTGAGACTGTTTCTTTTGGTAAGATCAACGGTTCACTTGTAGATCTTGATATCGATGACAAGTGGCCTCTTGCAACCACAGGAAACCAAGTCGGTGACATATTCGATGTGCAAGGCACATTTGGTGTCGGTGGGCGTGCAATCGTCACAGAAGTATCTGATGAAATTACTGGTACAATTGCATACGAATATATTGATGGTGGTTTTGGTTACACAGTAGAAAACGCAAGACTTCTTGTCAGTGATCAAGTGGTCATTCTTGACGCAGGGTCACGTGACACTGAATGGGATCTCGGCGAAACAATCGGTGATAGATTCGGT